CCATGTCTCTTACAAATCCGTTAGGAAAATCTTGAATTCTGTCTAGACCGATAGGTGTAGTAAATTCTATTCGAACATACGATGCAATTTCTTCTCGTTTAAGATTTGGAGGTCGTTTCGATTGATCAATATTAAATACTGTATAAGACTCTAACAGATTTATTCTGGGATCGGTTTCTACAATTAGACCGTCTCCGGTTACTCCGTAAAAACTAGTTTCATATGTTTTAGATTTGATCAGAAACTCTGTGTCTCGATCTTGAGTGTATAGATTAGTGTAATACTGGATCTTCGATTGTTTTTGAGTTTGTCTAAACTGTTTTCGATCAAAATACAACCAGTTTTGTCGATATCCTTGTTTATAATACGGATTTGCAGTATTACCAGAATACGTTTGACGACTTTCTCCTTCGCTATCGAACCAGATATTGTATAACCATTGACCCATACTGGCGCCTGTAATTCCTTTTGCTTTGGCCAGAATTTCGTATCTACTACCCCTGATGGGTTTTCTTGTTACTCTTTTAATTCCTTGTAAAGAAATAGGTTGAGTCAGAGTAGTTCCTCGGAATCCTTCTGCCGCTGAACCACGGAAAATACTGGTTCCCGGTTGTTTCGAGTGAAAAAATGCCTTTCTGTCCTTCCATTTGTCGTATGCTATTTTGAGTTTTTCCTTAAGTCCTGATTGTCCTGATTGTCCTGATTCTATTTCTGCTTTAACCTTACCTAACAAAAGATTTTCAACACGAAGTATGTTCAATTGTCTAATGGCAATTTGTTTCAGTGCGTATAACACATTAGGATTAAACGCGTATTCGTTGTAACATGCCCGACCAATACATTTTTCTTTCATTCTCCATTCCATTCCTTGGAATGTAAGTCCGGCGTCCTTTCCTCGCATAAATTTATTTTCGTATATTTCTTTTATCCAAGACGGACCTACGACCATATCGTCTTCTTCTCCATGTACTGGTCCGTAGTTTCTGGGAAGATTAGGAACTAATCCTTGGTAAATTTGTTCATAATTTTTGTCTATATTATTTGGTTGAAAACTAGACCATTCATGATTAAAATTTATTGTTTGAAGACAAGTATACTGAGGAATTCTAAAATACGGAACTTTACCTATTCCTTCTATTTCTAGTACGGGTCCTGTTAAACCTGAATTTAGATCCGTGGATTCTAAAACGGGCTGGGTTCCGGCCGATCCTCCGGACATAATACCAGACCATACAGGAATATCCGGTCCTCCGAATTCAGGACGATAACCACACGGATAAGTTGGACTTCCTATTTCTTGAGCTCTGTAATCGGGTATCTTCTCATTAGACATGTGCCTATACCATGTCCAGTAATTGTTGATATCCATTACAGAATTATTTTTATCTTGGAATTCTATGCAATGAGAACAAGGAACCAGATATCCACCAATAAATTCGACAGCCGCTGTTATCCATGAATCTATTTTAGATCCAAAATCCCGAATTATTTGGATTCTAGCATCATTTTCTGCAATCTTGTCAGTATATTTCTGTAGTCCCTTTTGTATAACTTCCCTATAGTATGAAGTATTCTGGAAGTCTTGATCCAAATGATAAAACTCGGATATGGTTTCATCGTACGGTGGTTTAGACAAGTCTATCGCAAAAGTTAATCCGTTTTGCCAGTCCAGTCGTTCTGCATCGTAATTGATTCCGTCTGTTACTGCACCTGCTGCCACTACTTGATACGGACCAACCGAAGATCCTATATCTAAATAGTCATGTTCACGTGGTTTATTAAGAAATAATCCGTTTTCTCCTAATAGTTTTTTAACATCATACGAAATTCCGTTTACGATAATAGGAGTCTGGGTGGCAAGGTTTTGAAATAATATAGTATCTGCACTTGAACCTATAGGTTGATCCATGCAACATACAGTACATCTATAGGCCTCCCATTTTCTTTTAATATTACGTAAACGATTAAATTCTAATCTTTTTTCTATTAAAGGAATTCGTATCTGAGTTTGTATTTTGTGAAACAACGGAAAAGAAAACTCAGTTAAATCGAATTGAGGTTTCCAGGAAATATTATTGTATCGGTCGTGTTTTTTTCCTAAATAGTCCCACCAAACAGGATTTGAAGAATTAAAAGGAACTAAATCAAAATACCCATAACTTGATGGATCTATTCTAAGAGATGTTACATTTAATTTTTTTTGTAAATCGATTTTAGAAGGATCTAATATAGGCTTAGCATTTTTCACCACGTGTTCTATTTTTGAAAATTCTTTAAAATAATTATATTCAACATTAGAATATGTTAATCCAACATTAGTATCAGTAAAATCAATGTATTTGTTATTAAAATCCGGATCTATTCTTTCATAAGAACAAAATAAATGTTTTCCCTCTAATGAGGTTATTGGATTTAATTCAGATATAGGTATTAAATCTGTAATTCTGTTTGCCAGTTCAGCCTGATCTGGAGCGATTATTAAATCTAATATATTTTCTCTTCTTTCTTTTATCAACGAATCTATAGATCTGAAATGCCAATATCCAGATATATCAGACCATAAAAAAAAGTTAACTTTTTGTTTATCTTGACTTACTGCATTTTTAATAATTTTTCCCAACAAAGAAATAAATCTTTTATATGTTGTTTTCGATTTTGTTCCTGTTATTGAATCTATGGAGTCGTATTTAATCCAAACCCCATTACCTGCTTTGTCTATGGTTTTAGAATCAAATTTAAAATTATTTTTTTCAAATAAAGTATGGATTAAACTAGGAATTTTCATATTAATTTTCCAATCAATTTTCTAATTTTGAAATCCAACCTATAAAATCTTTACTAATAAACTTAAATGGAGGTTCTTTATTTTGTAGTGGTTCTGGTATCTCTAGAATATTTTTGAAATTAGCTAAGAATAAATCTTTATTCATAAATGATAAAGAATAAATTCTATTTTTCTGCAGTTTGTTCATTTGGGTGCTTAGTACTCCATCATTTGTGAGTAAATTTACATCTATTATTATTCCATTAAATTTTACCATATCTCCTGATTTTTTATATTCTATTATGATATCTTCAAATCCTTGAATGTGTAAATTTTCTACAAAATTGCCTGTATCATTCACTATTAAATTTCCTGTAACTAAAGGAGTAAAAATAGATTCTGTTATAGATAAACTATTTAATACAGTTGTGCCATAAGTTTTTAGAGTTTCATTAGGAAAAATTTTAAATTTGCCAAATCTTTCAGATTTTAATGTAATTTTTAATGATTCTACAGATCGAAAAGGATCAGTAGTAGTTGGCAAAATGGGCCAAGATGAAGTCATATTATGGCAATTCTAATCTGGATCTTATTACATTTATAGTCCAAACACGTGAACTATTTTGTATAGAAAAAGCTTCTTTCATACCTTTTAATATTACAGACGTAGACACCTTTGGTATTTTTAGCAAAATATTATCTGCTTTTTTAACTTTATCTATTTCTGTTATAATATTGAACTGTGCATGACTTATGCCGTTAGTTATATAAGAGAACAATAGAGTTTTTGAAAAAGTTATTCCTTCTGAATTTACAGAAAAATATGTAACTCCAGAACCGCTTACATTTTTATATGGATTTTCCCATATATTATTTTTTTCGAATTGTAAAACAGAATTTACGTACGGAATATTTTTATCTAAAGATATTCCTTGTATTCCAGGCGGAGTCAGTATTTCGAAATTAGTTTGTTGTCCGCTTTTCCGTAAAACTAAAACAGAATCTCCTTGAAATAGAGTTGATCCAGATGGTTCTATTATTGTAGCTTTTCTTAAAATGGAATCGTATTCTGTCACAAGAGCATAAGGATCTCCTCCAGTAATAGAAAATCCAGCAAAGTCGTCAGTTTTTATTAAAAAATCTCCGGGGGCTAGATTTAGTTTTTGAATAAAAAAGTAAGATTTTTTTCTTTTATTTTTATTGAAAAGATTTATTATTTTTTCTTCTACTGATTCTGGTATTTTTTCTACAGAATCTATTGAATTTGTTATATTTAATATCCAGTGATTTTCTGCGGAATCAAAATAAGTTGTTGATATATTGTGAAGATCATTACCTTCTTCTAGTACATAATTTATTTTTAAAACATCGTCTAATTCTATTATATTAGATCTAAAAATATCCACCATCTCGAATAAAAAATTATTTTCATTAAAATCATACTCTATTGTCGGATGTAATTCAAAGTATTTCATATCATTCCATCGTCTGGTATTTCTGTTTCTTCTGTCACCACTAAGGGAATAGGTGCGACAGATCTATTTCTGACAATATTATTTCCTGATTTATAAGCTGGTTGAATTTCTACAAATTGTAAATCTAATTGAATTCTCAATGGATGTTGTTCGTCGGTTCTGCTGTTTAAGATGCTATACGGACTAAGACTTTGTCCAGAATCTGCGGATGTTAATACTATTCTATTCAAAAATGAATGATTTATCACTGGAAAATAATTATCAGTGAATTTTGAGAGCGGCCAGCGATCTGAAGTCCATATAGCAAAACCTAATGGAGGTTCTATTTTAATCGGTTCTTCTTCTCCTTCCGAAATCATACTTGGATTGGCATGAAAGTGAAAATAATGTATAATCTCGTATGCGGTTCGACATTGATCTGGCGTTTGACATACCAAAACAGGACTAACACTAAATATTCGTTTAGCCATATTTTCAAATAAAGCATCAGAAACATCTAATCTTCTATATCTAGTTTTCATTACACCTGCCCAATCAACATCAGGATCTGGTTTATCTGGCGTATTTATACCCTTTAAAATACCGATCTCTTCGCCCTCGGCGTCATATCCGCTTATTGTTGGCAATCCAGTTTCTTGATCCGATGCAACCCCTGCAAGAACAGCAATATCTTTTAAATCTGCAGCTAAATTAGCTGTAGTTTGCAACCTGAAATTTGCCGGAAGAGGAAAACTACAACCTCTCCCTAGATCATATAAGTGTTCTATAGGTTGTCTTAAGGTTTCAGAAAGAACCGGAAAGGTGGAAAAATTTATATAAGTTATATTTGGATCTATTGCCACTCCAGGATCAACTGATGGTTTAAAATGTATGCCCATATGCAAATATATATATTATATGGCGTATAAAACTAAATATCTACCCATAAACAAAGAAAAGTATATAGGAAATACCAAGCAACTAAACTGTAGATCGTTATGGGAAAGAAGATTTTGTAAATATCTAGATCTCAACAAAAATGTTTCTCGTTGGGGATTTGAGTGTTTAAAAATACCATACACCTCTCCATTAGATCAAAAAATTCATCACTATATACCAGATTTTTTAGTAGAAACAGTAGACTCTAATAAAAATAAGTCTATAACTATTATAGAAATAAAACCAAAAAAACAAACCAAGAATCCAAATACGAGAAAACGTATTAAATTAGAAGAGGCTATAGTTTATAGTGTCAATGATGCAAAATGGAGAAGTGCAAAACAGTTTTGTGATGACAATGGGTGGTTATTTAAAATACTGACAGAGAAAGAACTATTTTAATGAAATTCGACCCTAGTTTAAATTTAAATAAAATGCGGGAGTCATTAAAAAATGAGATTCAATTGACCTTTGCATATAAAGTAGTATTTCAATTAAACTCCTTTGTTAGTGGAGAATACCCTTATTCAAAAAAATTGAACCAACCTGACGGAACGGAGGGAAGTGCGTGGTATCCATTAAATATCAACATTAATAATTTTCAAATTACAGGAAATGATATAATTTCTGCTTGGTATGGTCAAGAATCAAGAGTAATTCCAACAGGATCTGTGACTGGCTCCATTATAGAATTAACATTTCCTTTTAATAAGTCCATGGAACCTTATACTTCATTTCAGGAATGGGTTACCAGCGTTACTGGTCAACCATCTTCAGCCGGATTTGGTTCAAACCCAGCAAATGCAAGATATACTTATCAAGATTATGCATACAATAATTTCCTTCAGATTTGGTTTTTAAACTCAGATGGAACAGGAAACAGAAGAATAGAATATAGAGAAGTTTTTCCTATGGGAATAAGTAAACAAACATTTAATTCAAGTAATGCGGATCAAGCGATATCTACTTATAATCTTACGTTAGCGTCTTCCATAACTCCAAACATCGTACCAGAAAGCATCGTACAACAAGAAAGGTGATCAATGTCTTTAGTTGATTTAATTAAAAATTCATATCCAAAATTTATTACTCAAATTCCGTCTTCAAAAATAAAAGTGTGTTATCGACCATTAATTGTGAAAGAAGAAAAACAACTATTAACGATACAAGAATTTGGGTCTAGTAACGAAAAAATAAAATTAATTGCAGATTTAGTTCAAAGTTGCTATGAAAATATAGACATTAAAAAATTAACAATAAACGATTTAATTTTTTTGTTCATTCAGTTGAGAATAAAATCTATAGGTAATATAGTAAATACAAATTTAGTTTGTCCATTTACTAAAGAAATTATACCACTAGAAATAGATTTAGAATCCATAGAATACACCGAGTCTAAAAATTCTTCAAATATTGTAGAATTAAGTCCTACCCTGAGTATTGAATTGGAAGAACCTATGACAGAAAATTTATTAAAATCAGATTTTATCGAATCTGAAGATATTTTAAATATTGTAATAAGAAGTATGGTTTCGATAAACACAAATCTTGAAAAAATAGAATGTAAAAATCAAACTCGTGAAGAATTAGAATCATTCTTAAATGCTTTAACAAAAAATCAGTTTTCTAAACTAGTACATTATTTTGAAAATGTATCCAAGATTGAAAAAAAAATAAAATATACAACATCCAATGGCAGCGAAAGAGAATTAACAATGAAAGGAATTTTAGATTTTTTCGTATAAGCCTCAGTCACATGGGGCTAATGGAAATTCAAAAATTACAATTTATATTAACAAATGAACACAAATTATCCATTATAGATTTTGAATCTATGATGATATGGGAAAGAATGTTATACTGTGATATGCTCAAATCGAGTGTAGAGGAAAAAAACATGAGAATAAGAGAAGAAAATATTAGAAATAGAAGTAGAAAATGATTAAGGAAGAGTATTTAAACGAATTAAAAGAAAAACTAAAATCTATAGATTTTGGTAATAATTTAATTTTCTTAAATAGTCCAATTACATTTTTAAATGATCTCGATTTGGAAATAATACAAGAACTAGAAGAATTTGATATTAAAAATAAAAAATACAAATCTTCTATATTTGATAAAAATGTGTCAAATTTATTTTTAACCAAAAAACAAACACAAGATTTAAATGATTTTGCACTTAATAATAATCTAAAAACAAATGAAATAAAATTAAATACTTCCAAATCTTCTAATCTAGAGTTTATTAAAAATACACCAGAACCTGTAGTTTCTCGAGATGTTCAAGTAGATACCAAAGAGACTAAAGAGACTAAAGAGACTGTACCTAATCTAGAGTTCGTCAGAAATACATCAGAACCTGTAGTTTCTCAAGATATTCAAGTAGAGACTAAAGAGACTAAAGATACCAGAGATACCAAAGAGACTAAAGAGACTAAAGAGACTGTACCTAATCTAGAGTTCGTCAGAAATACATCAGAACCTGTAGTTTCTCGAGATATTCAAGTAGAGACTAAAGAGACTAAAGATACCAGAGATACCAAAGAGACTAAAGAGACTAAAGAGACTGTACCTAATCTAGAGTTCGTTAGAAATACATCAGAACCTGTAGTTTCTCGAGATATTCAAGTAGAGACTAAAGAGACTAAAGAGACTGTACCTAATCTAGAGTTCGTCAGAAATACATCAGAACCTGTAGTTTCTCAAGATATTCAAGTAGAGACTAAAGAGACTAAAGATACCAGAGATACCAAAGAGACTAAAGAGACTAAAGAGACTGTACCTAATCTAGAGTTCGTCAGAAATACATCAGAACCTGTAGTTTCTCGAGATATTCAAGTAGAGACTAAAGAGACTAAAGATACCAGAGATACCAAAGAGACTAAAGAGACTAAAGAGACTGTACCTAATCTAGAGTTCGTTAGAAATACATCAGAACCTGTAGTTTCTCGAGATATTCAAGTAGAGACTAAAGAGACTAAAGAGACTGTACCTAATCTAGAGTTCGTCAGAAATACATCAGAACCTGTAGTTTCTCAAGATATTCAAGTAGAGACTAAAGAGACTGTACCTAATCTAGAGTTCGTTAGAAATACATCAGAACCTGTAGTTTCTCGAGATATTCAAGTAGAGACTAAAGAGACTAAAGAGACTGTACCTAATCTAGAGTTCGTCAGAAATACATCAGAACCTGTAGTTTCTCAAGATATTCAAGTAGAGACTAAAGAGACTGTACCTAATCTAGAGTTCGTTAGAAATACATCAGAACCTGTAGTTTCTCGAGATATTCAAGTAGAGACTAAAGAGACTAAAGAGACTGTACCTAATCTAGAGTTCGTCAGAAATACATCAGAACCTGTAGTTTCTCAAGATATTCAAGTAGAGACTAAAGAGACTAAAGATACCAGAGATACCAAAGAGACTAAAGAGACTAAAGAGACTGTACCTAATCTAGAGTTCGTCAGAAATACATCAGAACCTGTAGTTTCTCGAGATATTCAAGTAGAGACTAAAGAGACTAAAGATACCAGAGATACCAAAGAGACTAAAGAGACTAAAGAGACTGTACCTAATCTAGAGTTCGTTAGAAATACATCAGAAAAAGATGATCAAAATTTGAATAATTTTTCTTTTACCGATTTGTCTTTTACAAATCCAATGCAAGATACCTCTAGTTATTATCTGTCAAAAGAAGAAATGAAGTCAATTAAAGATGATATTTCTAGAAATTACAAAAAAAATAATATTTCTACAAATATACTATTTGACATTAAAAATAGAAGAATTCCAACATTCAAAAGAGGAGGTTCTGTTAATTTAAACAACTCTCAAGGAATAAAAACTGTATTGGTGGGAGAAAAAAATTCACCAGAGTCTTTTAAATTTAATAAAGATAGTGTAAATATAAATCCAAATGGTCTAATACAGAGTCCGACCATTGCAACCTTTGTAAATCCTGATGTAAAAAAAATGAACTCACTAAAAGTCGAAAAAATTAATCAAACATATAATGAAAAATCAAATATCAAAAAAGAAATAAAAGAATTTTTTAATTTAGATTCGAATATTACTTTATTTGATTTGAATGCTCGATTTAAAAAAATCAGTAATAAAAAATCTAATATTAAAATAAAAAATATTAATGTACCACTATCTTCAAGTTATCCACATAACATAGTAAAAAAATCAAAAAATAGTTGTTTAATTTACAATAAATTATTTGATGTTAAATAACTTTATTAAACTAGTAAAATAAAACAACCTCCCATACTGCTCGGGAGGTTGGTCTAACAAACTGTAAGTATTTATAAATTAATCGTCTGCTAGTTTACTGAAATAGTCTAGTGCATCAGTAGTTTCAGAAACATCTTCTTCTGCTACTGGTTTTTTACTTTTCATAACAGCAGAACGTTTCTCTTGAAAATCTTCAGATGAGACATTTTCTATTGTTCCGTTATGTGTTGAAGCAGCACGAATATCTCCACCCAATACTTGAAACATTCGATCTTTTAATTCATCGTATGTTTTATAGTTTTTGGCATCAATAAATTCTTTTAGTGGATATTGTGTTTTCCATAACTGTTCTAGTTTCGCATCATCTCCACCTAATACAGAAGATGGTGCATCAAATTCAGACTTATCATAATTAGTATAACCTGCTACCTTTCGAATCTTGAGACGGAAATTTGCTCCCTTCCAAAAATCGAATGGATTAATTGCTTCTTCGTCTTTGAATTCTGGTTTCATAGCTTCTTGAATCTTTTCAAAAATCTTTGATCCGTAACGAAACAAAAATACCTTTCCTTCGTTCTGGGGATTAGAAGGATCGGAAACAATCAAAACGTTCGAAACATAATGTAATTTACGACGACGATCTCTGGCAATATTCTTATCACTTTCTACACCAGAATTCCATAATTGAGTATTTAACTCACTTACTGGATCTTTTTGACCCAAGCTAGTTAAACAATTTTCGATATACCATCCTCCTGGACCATTGAATGCATGGTTGTAATACTTAACCCAAGGAAGATCTTCTTCTGCAACTTCTGGTAGGAATCGAATAATTGCAAACCCGTTTCCAGACTTGTCCATTTCTGGTCTCCAGAACCGCTCGTCTCGATAAGATTCTTTTTTATTCTGATCTTCTAGTTTCTTTACTAAATCTTCTAAATTAGATACTTTTGACTTCTTTTTCAACTCATTAAAACTCATATAATTCCTTTCCCGAAGAACTACTTCGGACTAATGTTATTCACAGGAACTCCCTGTGGTCTTATTAGTATGTAGTATACCTCAATTACTAGTAAAGTCAAGTACTTCAAAAGGGTAATTTTTTAGTTTTAAGTAATATTCTGGGAAGAAGATTCTGTTCTTTACCTTCTTCTTTAATGTGTTCTAAAATAGGCCTGTTTAGGATTTTACTAACATTATTATAATCTATACCGTAGTTTTCACACAGACTAATAACGGCATCCATATATGTGGAGTTGTATTGTTCCACATATTTTTCTATCTTTTTTGAAAAGGACTCTTTTGATATTATATTTTTATCGGGTACAGATTGCATAGATCAGATTATAACAGAAATAATAAGTATGTAAAGCATTATATATATACTAGAAAGAAAAGGTACATTACAACCGATGTCTACACCAGATACCGATAACAATATTATTATAGGAGTACAGGGAGGTACAGCTGTTCTGGGAACAGATTATAATACTGCAGGAGTATCGCCTGACATTCATTTGCCCCTGTCTAAAGTAGTATGGGGAAATGAGAACGTTTCTCACAGAGTAAGTACAGAATATCCTATGCCAGTGGATATTCGTTCGTTTATAGGCAACTCAGGTGCAGGATTTTTACTAGGAATAACCGGTTCGGTTTACGGTTCAGGGACATTTAATGTCGGAAATACTTCGAATAACGCATTATGGATCCAAGGAACTGGAACAGGAAGTAATGTTTTAATCAAAGGATCTGTTGAAGGAATCAGTGGTGGGACTCCTGTTTCTGTGTCCGTCCTAAACAATATTGGAATATTTGGAGTATCTGGTGCAACTGCGATCACAATAACCGGTGGAAGAAATCTTTCTTATTCTTTAGATAATGTTAATACCAGAACTACTATTGTAGGCCTATCCTTAAATTCTGTATTAGGATTCACACAAGACAGTGTGCGAGTATGGGGTCCAACAGGTCAATCTTTTATTCCTACTAGTTTGAATTATATGGCAGGAATTACACTGACTCCTGTTGGAGGTACTGGCGGTGCTTTGAATGTCAATGTTCTCAATACCGAATTTGGCCTGACTCTTCAATTAAGTGCGGTGGTTGGAGTAACAAATTCAACAAGTACTCCGTTGCGTGTACAGGGCGGAAATACATTTGACTCTCCAGTTCTGATCAGATGGCACGGAACAACAGGACCTCTTCAGTCTGCTCCGGTTACGGTTGGAAATACTGTTTCAGTTAGTATGATTTCTACCGGTAATACTTTTGCAACCGATTTTGCAAAAATTATAAATGCAACAACAGGAACAACTGGTGCAATAACCGGTCAGTTGAATGCAATCAATACAAATACTGCAACAGTATCTGCAATCAACGATAAACTTACCACTAACGGAATAAATGTTAAAGTAATAGAAATAACCAAACAAAATCAATTACATTCTGGTGTCAAGTTCTTTCAAAACAATTCAATATATGCACTTACCACAGGATCCGTATCAATATTCAAGAGTGGAATCAATCTAAAGGCTCCAACAACAAACACCAGAACGATTTTTGTCGGAAATCAGTCTATTGTGTCCAATCCAGGGAGTGCGTATCCGTTAGATCCAGGAGAGTCTTTGTTCTTGGATTGTAACAGTACAAATTTAATATTTTGTTTTGCTCCTGAATTATCAGAAAATCAAAAAATATTCTATATAGGATCATGAGATTAACTAAATGTTGTACAACAACGTTAGTAGGCATAAA